CTTCGAGGTTTTTCATCATGTTATACATGACTTCTGCGCCTTTGTCTATATCTCCATCACCAGCATTTCTAACAGCATCTGCTGTAAATACAAATTCATTTTTAGATAGTCTGGCAGGCACATCGTCAGCTCTTTCCATTCTACCCATCTCTACAAAACCACCCGTTTCTCTATAGTCCTTTTCCATACCATCCATATCAATCAATGGCATAGTCTTTTTAGCTACTGGTTCTGCATCTCCACCCTCTTGATATCCTGCTCTCATTAAACCACCATCAGCTGCATAGAAATCAGATCCTGCGATTCTTTTGTTTAATGGCACGTTAGCTATTTTTCCTGTTCTATAATATTCTTCAATGTCAAACTTATCTTCATCATCTCCTTTTAAAAGAAATGGTAATATACCAGCACCTAAAGTAAGCATTCCTTTACCTGTTAAAGCTCCCTCTTTAGCTAAACCAAACTTGGCTAACAAATTACCAAGTCCGCTTCCACCCATCATTCCTGTTTGAGGTCCTTTTGTTATTAAAGCTTTTAACGGATTAAAAGATCCTTTACCAAAAAACCCACCCAATGAAGTTCCAAGTTTTGTTTTTGCTAGACCACTGAACGGCCCTATACCAGCAAAACCTAATCCAGCACCAAAAAGTGCAGCCTTACCTAACGGTGATTTTGCAACTTTCTTAACAGCTCTTGTTGCTTTTTTAACTAATTTTCCTAAGAAATACATTTGTCTTCCTGTTTCAAGGTCCATGATTCCTCCTCTAGGATCATCGTCCATCATACCTCCACCCATTGCAGGAACTCTACCTCCGTCTGCAGCAAACATTGTAGGCTCAAACTGTGATCCTATAATACGAGATGTTAGTATTTGTCTTGGAGGCGGCGGTGTAGTAGGATCCGTGTTTCTTGTTGCACAATAAGCTGGTGGGTTAGGACCCAAACATGGATCTGTTGGATCATCAGAAGGACCAGGATCAAATCTAGTCATTTGATTTTCTAAATATTCATCGTATGTTAAAGCTGGTTGATCATCACCTAAAACAACAGAAGCATTTCTTTTTAATTTACCTTCTGCTAAATCTTTATTATATTGTTCTATTGTTTTGTTTATTACTTCTTTTGCGTCTTTTCCGCCAAAATCAATGTCTGTTATAAATTTACCACCACCTATACCTAGAATACCTTCTTCTAATCCTCTATCTATATTTCTTGTAATACCCATAGGATTTAAAGTTCCTATCTCTTCTTCTCTTGCTAACGCTTCTAACAAAGCTACCTGTTGATCAGTATTTAAAGTTCTAAAATAATTATTTCTTTGAAGAAGATTATTGTACTTTGCTAATTTTGAATTACTAATTTTATCTAATACTGATGTCGCTATTGGAAATGGATTAAACGATCTACTTTTTTTAATAGTTTCTTCTCTTTTTTGTTTTTGTTCTTCTTGAAATTTTCTTGCATTGTCGATTGCTTTTTGACTTGGTCTGTCATCTTCAAATACAACATTTCCTCTTTTATCAGTTCCTATACCTTTACCACCGCCTTTTACTTTACCTGTTTGAGTTTGTATTGCTGAATAAGTTTGTCTATTATCATCACCACTTCCTTGATTTGAAAAAGAAGGGCCTGTGCTTTTAGGTGAGCTTCTTCCTGCACTCATTGATCTAGACCGTGCTGATTGAAATGCTGCACTTCTGTACCCTGGTCTCTTACCGTTTTTAGATGGTTTAACTATGCTAAAACCTATATCCTCCATAGGTTTACCTTCGTTCATTATTTGTTTTGCTTGCTGTGTGTTTGTAATGGCCATCGTTCTATTATACTATAATTTTGTATCTCCTCCAAGTGGTAAAGCTTCTACAGTTACCTTAACATCTCTTTTAATATCGTCAGCTACAGTCTCTGTTTCAGGGTTTTGTACGTCTTGCATAGCTTCTGCGTCTGAGTTATACTCTTGTCCCGTTTTCATATTAGTTAATGTAACCTCTGTTTGCGGTGTAATAATCTTGACTGGTTTACCGTTTATTATTTCTATTCTGTACGATGCTTCTGTTTCTATAAATGACATATTAATCTCTGTTTATCTCCAATAATGATACAACCATATGCAGCCTATCAGCTGTCGCAACTTGTGCTTTTAATATTTCACTTTCCTGCAATATGATTGGTTGAGTTATTAATTCAACAGTTGCTTTTGCAGAAATAGCTTTATCTTTAAATACACTAAACACAGCAGCAGATGCGTCTGTTATTGTAATAGAGATACTATCTGCGTTGTTAGAGTCTTCTGATACTACCATATTTTTTATGATAGCTCTAGAGCCAGCTGGCACTGTATAAACTGTAGTATTATCAGTGGTAGTAAAATCTACCTTTGCATTTTTGTATATATTAGCCACCTATAAACCAAGAAAATCTTTCTTGCTCCTGTTTTACTTCATCTAAAAATGTAGAATTTAATTGATCCTTCATAATAGTTAAAGCTCTGTTAATTTGTTTTTGGTTAGATACATCGTATTCTGTTTTTGGTTCTGGTATTCTTATATTAATCTTTGTCATTATCTACGTCCGTCTCCTTGTACATCTAATCTTAATGTACCAAATCTCCACTCTTCACCAGAACTATCGTTTTCTATTTTAACATTTACAAATCTACCTCTAGCTCTTGTATCTTTTTTAAGAGTTGAAGATGTAACTGTAAATGGACTTAATGTAGTTGTTGTATCAGATTGTTGTGGATATCTTTTTACACCTAAACTTACTTTTGCATTACCTGTCAGTGTTTTAAAATCAGGTACAAATCTTCTCATTGCAAGAAATACTTCTCCAGCAACTTTTGGTCCTGTAGATCTGCCTTGTGCATTTCTTTGTCTCTGTTCAATATCTATGTCATATGATTTTATAAATGATGTAACAACTGTTGTTGATCCATCTTCATTAACTTGATCAGTTCCAACTTCATGTTCAAAAAATTTAGTCTGACCTAAACCATCTTGACCTACGACTGCTGGAAACGTGCCATTGCTTGATGCGTTATATTTAGTTGCAAAAGGTTTTGGATATACGATTGCATCAATCCAAGAGGTCCTTGCTTCAGTACCCGTGTACCACACACCGCCTCTCATGGGTTCACCATAATTAAACACAACATACTTATCATTATAGCTTGAACCTGCTGATGGATAATACCAAATAACTTCTGTGAATAGATTATTGATACCTGCTGTAACTTGTTGACCTTTTGTAGTATCAAAATTATCATAAACAAAATCTTCTACGCTACATGGTAATGATTTAACTGTACCATCAAACATAAAGAAACCGTTTGCAGATAACCAGAATGCAGCTCCATCTACTTCAACAACTGCATTCTTACCAATCAATCCACAGTTAGTACCAACTTGTTCAAAACTAAATGTAAAAGGTGCACCTACAAATTTCATTGTGTACAATGCGTTATCTGTAAATACTAGAATTGTTTCTTTTGCTTTGATAGCACCAACTATTTTTGTACCATCTTGTAATCTAAAATCACCTGCAGTGTTAATAGCAGTTGCTGCATAATCATTTATATCTTCTTGATCCGAGAATCTAATAAACATATCGTCCTGTGTTGTTGTATCTCCAATAGTTGTTTCAGTTCCAAAATGACATAAGTGTCTAGTTGTTGGTGAGACTAAACTTAATCTTGATGCAGTCGGATTAGATGATGTAGAAAAACCAGATGTAGATGTTGATGCTCTTGTAGTCAAAGGTGTTGCTGCACCTGCGTTCCATGTAAATGTTTTACCGTTTGCAATTGTTGCAATTAACACTTGACCAAAGTTATCTAGACTCCAAAGACCTGGTTCAAGAGTTACTTCTGACGCTAATACACCTTCACCCCAATCAGAAAAATTTGTAGCATCTGTAGCTGTTACTCCTGTGTTGTGTGCAGCATTATCAGTGCCATCTACATTTCTAACTATGCTTTGTAAGTTTGGTGATGAAACAGAAGCATAAGATATTAATTCATTCTCTACTAATATTCTACCTGCAGCACTAAAGTTTGTTGTTGCAGCTAACGTAACATTTGTACCAACACCACCTGTACCAGCAGAGTTTGCACTTAACGATCCGTTTAATGTAGATGTTGCAGCTCCAGGAACTGATCCGTTCCATTGTGATATACCAAAACCATAACCATATGATTGTGCAGCAGGACCTACTTTTTCATAAGGTTTGACTGCAATACTTCCACCAGATGCAGAGCCTGTAGAAACTGTTGTTTGTGTAACTGTAAAAGTTGTAGGTGTTGGAACTGTTGTTACTTGAAATAGTTTATCTTCAAAGTCTGATGCAGAATAACCTGTACCACCTGGTAATGTTACACTATCAAATAAAACAATATCTCCAGGTTCTAAGTTATGTGATGTAGAAGTTGTTATTGTACAGACAGCAGTTGTGCCATCTGTTGCAATTGTAGAAGAACTTAATGTAGATTTTAAAGGTGTGATGTCATGTAATTGTCCTTCAAAATATAAAAGTAAAAATTTATCTGTTCCTAATGCAACATACCTGTTTCCATTTAAATCAACAAAGGCATGAAGTTTTCTTGCAACACCTGTAATAGAATCTGTAACTAATGATGACCAACCACCTACTTTTTCTGGTAGACCATATCTAAATCTAACGTTGTCAGAATCTATCCATCTATTCTCAGCACCTGCAGTTGTATCTTGCTTGTCAATTCCAGGTAAGAAATTATATTCAATAAGGGCCATGATCCGTGCTCCCTATGCCGTGTTAGTTTTATAAGCCCAGCCTCTTGTCGAATCCACATATACTAATGTAAAAGCTTGACCGTTAGTATCTAGTGTCAGGTTTGATGTACCTGTATTTATTGGTTGACTGTTTCTGTTAACAATCAAGTTGTTAGAGTTAAAAGTTCCTCTTGCATCAATGAACGTAACCTCTGATCCTACTGCTGGTGATGCAGGTAAAGTTACAGTAATTGGGTTAGCTGTCGTATTTGCAAATATTTGATCACCATCTACTGCTGTGTACGCAGTGATTGTTGAAGAGTTTAAAGTTACATATCCTTTATTTCTAATTCCAAGACTTACATTTGTTCCATCAGAATATACTAATGATTTAGATCCAATAGGTAATACAACTCCATTTCCTGATACAGTTTTAACTGTGATTGTATATAATGCAGATGTGCCTCTTGTTGTTGCATCTTCAAATATAATAATTCTTTCAGAACCATCAGGTATAGTTACACTTCTATTTGCACCTAGTGTGCCTGTTAGTTTGATGTATAAATTCTTACCATTTGATGTTGCACCATTGTCAAGTGCTAAAGCTAGATCTCCAGATGCTAGTTGTGATGAAGATAAATAACCTGAAGATAATTGTTCTAAAATTTGTAAGTTTGTATTAGTGATCGTGCCCCAAAGACCAGCCTTTTCACCAGTTGCTATAAGTTCTAATTTTGAATTTGTTGAAAAACTTGATGCCATAATTCTCCTAATACGGGTCTATTGGTGTCCAAACTTGACTAACTCCTGGGTCAATGTCGTTCCAAGTAATAATACCCGCGTCTTTTACTGTTAGCGTCATCGGCACACCAGTCGGTGTTACGTTTGCAGCCGCTGTAATACTAACACTTCCTGTGCCAATGGTCAACGCATTTCCTGTAACTGAAACGTTGGCTGCAGCTGTTACTGTGATTGTACCAATACCTAGAGTTAACGGTGTAGGATCAGGTGTTACATTGGCTGCACCACTGATTGTTAGTGATCCAAAACCTAAAGTTAATGGACTACCAGATGGTGTTACAAAAGCTCCTGCTAGTGCAGAAGAACTTCCGATTGCAAGAGTTAGTGCATTACCTGTTACATTAACAGTGACGTTCGGGTTAAAGAACGATGTTGATATTGGAGCACCAGATATGGAAGTCAGGCCGAGCATCTATTATGCTCCTGT